GTGGTATATGAAATGGACTACGAAGCGCGCCTAATCGCGCTGCGCGACCGGATCAATACCCGGCAATACGCGCCCGGTAAGTCTATTTGCTTTGTCGTAACACGTCCCAGATACCGCGAAGTGTTTGCCGCTTCTTTTGAAGACCGAATAGTACACCACTACATAGCGCTGCGCCTGGAGCCGTTATTTGAACGGATATTTAGCCCGCGCACGTTTAACTGCCGCAAGGGCAAAGGCCAGCTGTACGGCGTTAAGATGCTGGAAGACGACCTGCGCACAGTAAGCCAGAACTATACCCGTAGTTGCTGGGTACTGAAATTAGACCTTAAAGGCTTCTTTATGAGCATCGACCGCAAGATGCTGGCCAAAATGATAGATGCTTTTATAGTCAAGTATTACACCGGCCCGGATATAGAAGACCTGCGCTTTGTCTGCCAGGTGGTAGTATTGCATAGCCCCGAAAAGAACTGCGAACGCCACAGCCCGCTAAAGTTTTGGGACTACCTGCCGCCGCACAAATCCTTTTTTACCAATACGCCCGGCAAGGGTGTAGCCATAGGCAACCTGTTTGCCCAGCTTTTCGCAAACTTCCTGCTTAACCTGCTGGACTGGTACCTGGAAGAACTGGGCATAACCCACCACGGCCGGTACGTGGACGACTTCTACGGCATCCACGAAGACAAAGCCGTGCTGCTGGCTGCTATCCCGAAAATCCGGCAGAAGCTGGCCAGCATCGGCCTGGCCCTTAACGAAAAGAAATTTTACCTACAGCACTACACCAAAGGCGTAGAGTTTACCGGTATGATCGTGAAGCCCGGCCGCACTTACATTTGTAACCGGGTGCTTACTAACTTTATCGTGGCGGTGCGGCGTCTCAACGCAGCCAAAGATCTGCGCCAGGTACGCCACTGCATCTGTAGTATAAACAGCTACCTGGGCTTGCTTCGCCAGTGCAACGAATACGGCAAGCGGGTAGAAATTCTGCAAATGATCCAGCCGCAGGCGTGGCAGTATATCTACATAAAGGGCCACTACGAAATAGTCTGCCTGCGTAAGAAATACAAACCAAAAACAATAACACTACAGCGTATAAGGGATGGCGACTACTAAGACCGAACCGCTGCTGGTGCTTCGCAGCGACACACTAAATACCGACCTGGTGCAGTACCTTTCGGCCCGCTACCTGGTAACGGTGGAAGCACAGGAAAACGAAATTATCTACGAACTGTTTAACCGTCATACTGAAAAATGAACGAAGCAATACTAAACTATCTTAGCCACCTCTACGGCCACGTAGTGCTAATCGTGGTAGCTACCGCAGCCCTTATCTTCGCTATGGGCATAGACCTTATTTTTGGCGTCCGCAAGGCTAAACAACGCGGCGAGGCTACCACGTCCACAGGCTTTAAGAAGACTTGCGAAAAAGCCCGCAAATACTTTTCGCCGTACCTGGTGCTGGTGTGCATCGACCTGCTGGCGGCAGTGCTGCTGCCGGCGCCGGCTTTCTCGATGCTTTGGGCCGCCTACTGCATCTACTGCGAGTTTAAGAGCGTTAGGGAAAAAGCCTGGCAGAAAGAAGAACTGCGCAAGGCCGAAAAGACTATGAACGTAATAATAGAGAATAAAGACGACATAGCAAAGCTGGTAGCCGCCGTCCTGTTTGAACAGCAGGAAAGCCGCAAGGCCAACGCAGCACCGGAAGAACCAGACCAACAGTAACACGTTATGAAAAAGATAGACGCTATAGTGATCCACTGCACGGCCACCCGCGCCGGGCAAGACGTGCGCGCTGCCGATATTGACAAGTGGCACAAAGAAAGGGGCTTTGCCGGCATCGGCTATAACTACGTTATCGACCTGGACGGCAAGATAGAGACCGGGCGGCCGCTAACCAAAGACGGCGCCCACTGCAATACCGCCGGCCTGTCCGGGCTGGCTTACAACAAACACAGCATCGGTATAGTGTACGTGGGCGGCCTGGACAAAAACGGAAAGCCCGCCGACACCCGGACGCCCGCCCAGAAAAAGGCCCTGGCCGAACTGGTGTACCAGCTTATCGACAAATACCCTATCGTGGAAGTGATCGGCCACCGGGACGCCAGCCCGGATAAGAACGGCGACGGCAAGATTACCGCTAACGAGTGGATAAAAGCCTGTCCGTGCTTCGACGTCCGCGCCGAATTTCCCATAGCCATTTGTACCGCAAAAAAGAAGTAGCTATGAAAAGACTAATTACCTTACTGTGCTGCGCCCTGCTGCTGGCAGCGTGCAGCGTCGTACGGCCCGGCATCCCGGTAGAGCTGCCGCAGATCGTACACGACACCGTATACCGTAACACCGTCCAGCACGACACGCTGCGCCTGGTACAGCACTACCGCGATACCGTAATACAGCGGGACAGCGTGTACGTCGAGGGCCAGACCGTCTACAAGGAAAGGACGGTATACAAGACCCGGACGGCCCACGACACCGTACAGGTGTACCGCTACCTGCGCGATACTATGTACGTACACCAGCGCGATAGCATAAGCGTGCCTGTGTACATAGACCGCGTGGAAAAAGTGAAGTACACGCCAGCCCTGGTAAAAGTGCTGGCCTGGACAGGCGGCCTGTGCATTATAGCCCTGCTACTTTGGTTACTATTCCTATACCTTAAGCGCAAATTTTAGCATACCACCGTTTCTGTTAAAAGTGCAACCCCGCGCCCGGCTGTGAAGTCCGGCGCGGTTTTTCTATATGACGCGATCGCCGGCGAAGTAGTCCAGTACCTGCCGGTTAGCCGCGTCAGCTTTATCCTGGCTGTACTTAATGTATATGCCGGTAACGGTGCTGCCGTGTTTATGGCCCATAGCTTCGCTAACCGTGTCTTTGGGTATATCCAAGTCTATAGCATAGTTTGCCCAGCTGTAGCGCGCCCAGTACCAGGTTAGGCCCGGCTCCAACTTCCGCAGCAAGTCGTTACAATTCATACGGAAGCAGCTAACCTTTTCGGCGAAGCAAAGCAGGTGCGTTTTGCCTGGGTATTTGTCGATAATGGCCTGCGCTTCCGGCTGTACCAGGATGCTGTAATTTTTGCCTGTCTTCGCCCGCTTATAGTGCAGGCGGCCGTTTACTATGGCGTCTTTCGGCAGGGCCAGCAGATCGGCCATATTTATGCCGATAAGGTAGAAAGAGAGCATAAAAGCGTCTTTGTACATAGCCGTTTTGCCCTTTATCTGCGTGTCCCTGATACGGCGCAGCGTCTGTACCGGCAAATTACGCATCGGTGTGTCTGTTTCGGCCCGGCTGTCTATCTTTTTGTAGGCCGGGTTTACCTGTACGCCGTCGTCTTCCGCATACTTTATAACCGTCTTTACGACCTTTAGGTATTTCGATACCGTGTTACGCTTTAGGCCGTCGTCTTCCATCTTCTTTATCCAGGCTTCAAACCAGGCGTAGGACAGATCGCTAAACCGCAGCGTGTCCGGATCGCAGTACAGGGCCAGCCGGTTTTTAGTGGTTACGTAGGATACCTGGGTATTCGGCGTCTTCAAGTCCCGCACCCTGTCTATGTAATCGCCCACGGACGGCACGCCAACGGTAGGGGCTGACAGCTCCAAGTTAGTAAGCATCTGCCGCAGCTGGGCCGCAGTGAGCTTTCCAAACTGGCCGCTTTCGCGCAGCTCCAGCACCCGGTTATTAGTCTGTAGCAGCAGGGTGCCCAGTATATTATTTATGCGCCTGGCCGCTTTGCCTGTGCAGACCTGTAGCCGGGCGTCCCAGTCTTCCGGCTTTAGATAAATCCCTGTGGCCAGGTACAGGTTAGTACCGAAGCCGACTTTAACCTGGACAGGGTACGTACCGTCCTTTAGTGGCCGGCGCAAGTCCAGCCGTAAACACGATTTTGCCATAGTAACACACCTTTTGTTTGCTGAAAATTTGCTGAAAAATACTACTTTTTGCGCCTTTATCTACCACTAAACGCCAAATTTTAACAGGGTATTTGCTGAAATCCGGCCCGGAAACGCCGGCTTATAAATTCGCTTTTCGGCTGATTACCAACACTTTAACCGCCTAAAAATTGACAAATTCTGTCAAGTCCCCTTGGGTATAGTGGTATTATATTTTGGCATTGATTTACAATTAGTTACAAGGTTAATTTTGCGTTTGCTTAAAATTTGCTGAAATCCGCTTAAACTGGATGGATTCGGCGGGTATGCCGGTAGCCACGCCGTCAGCGCCTACGATAACACCCGCAGGCGTAGCCGTGAACGTGTCCGCGTCGTCGAAGTGTACCTGGATCGTAAAGCCTGTTACCGGCCCTACCTGGGTAACGTCCGGCTGGCCTTTGGCGGTAAAGACATAATCCGGGTACCGGCCTGTAGTCGTAAAGCCGGTTACCCGCACGGCGGGTTTACCGTCGGCGAAGTTTTCCTGGAATGAGACACAGGCGCCCCCGGCTATAACTATTTCCTGCCGGGCGTCGCTTCGGTAGGTACCGTCTATCTGGCTGTCCAGTTTTGTACAGGCCGCAGTCCACACCAGGGCTACGGCCAGCAGCGCTATTATACGTTTCATTTCTCCAACATTTTTAGCAGCTGGGCTATCTGCCTGTCTTTTTCCTCAATGATCGACAAGAAACGGTTTACCACGGCGCTGTCGTTTCCGTTAGTGGTGTTACCGCTGCCGGTTATGGCCACGCCCGGCGTTTCGCCGTACAGGCTGGCTATGCTGATCCCGAACACCGCGCTAACCTTTTCCAGCAGCCCGCTTTTGACGTCTGCGGCATTTAGCGCCTGGTTTAGATGCTGCGGCGTCATATCTAAAGAACGTGCCGCAGAAGCCATTGTATAGCCGTTTTCGGCTATAATCTTCTTTAATTTTTCGCCAGTCATAAACAGAACCGTTAAAATTTTTTCTAAAAAATATCCACTTTTGTTTGCAGATATAAATTAAAGTGTTTACATTTGCAGGCGGTATGAGTGAGTAAGTAACCCACCGCCGACAAATAAAACTGCCAGGGTCTTTGCCCCAACACACACGTAACACACCTGCAAAGATACAGCAGTTTTTCTAATCGGCCAAAGGTATAAGTAAGTAAATAAGTAACTTTTTGTAAAGCACTATGGCAGAAAAGGAAAAACAAGCCGACGTTATCGACCTTTCCGGGTGTATGCAGTACAACCCGGAAGACCTCAAAAGCGAACTGCGGAACGTCCGTGCAGTTATCGTGTCTATGCTGGGTTACGCCCAGAACGTGGACACTGTGCAGCTGGCAAACGCCCTGTACACACTACAGTACCTTACCGAAGACGTACAGTACAAATAGAAGTATTTATATGGATAGAGTAACCAGGGACGCACTGCGGGCTATGGCCATCGGCGAAACGCGCAGCTTTGATCTGCCGAACGCGCAAGCCTGCGATAACGGCAAGTCCGTAGCGTACCAAATGCAAAATCTGCTGCGCTGCCGCTTTTCCGTTTCGACGGACTACGTAAACAACCGGCTAACTATAACGAAGTCTGCGTTATGAAAAAGGAAGTAATCTACTTTACCCTTATGCTGCTGGCTATCGTAGCCGGTCTGCTTCTTTGGGAAGCTTCGCCCGCTATCGCGGACAAGCTGCACACCGAAACGCGCTATACCGACCTTATAGCGTATTCTATGGCCCTGCCGGGTATCATCTTTTCCGGCCTGTTTAACGAAGCGCGGGACGCGCGTAAAAACGCCCAGCTATGAGAATACAGCGACCCGAAGTAATCCAGGACGGCTTATACAACCAGAAGCAGGCAGCCGAACTTCTGGGCGTAGACCGCCACACCGTGGCCCGGTATGAAGC